TAATACCTGCATCTTGTAATTCTTTTAGTTCATCAAAAAATTGCTTTACGTTTAATACGCAGCCGGGACCAATAATGGACTTAACGCCATGCACAACTCCAGTTGGAATTGAATGTGTTACAATCTTTTTACCTTCGTGATAGATTGTATGACCTGCGTTATTAGACCCATTGTACCTAATACAATGCGTATATTCACCGCTCTTGCTAAGTAGATGTGTTACCTTACCTTTACCGCTATCACCATAAGCTAAATCAACAATAACATCTGCGTACTCAATCATTTGTTCCTCGTTGGCTGAACAACGTAACTGATAGTACCACAGGTTCTTCTACTGTTAATAAGTTTATATTATTTTTTTCTAATAAGGTATTGTTTATCTTTAGGTATTAGATGAGGATACTTATCAGCAAAAACGTAAGTTAGTTTTCCAAGCAGTCTATTGGGGTTAGTCATGGTAAAAAGAAAATTAGCAATTTTTTCTGGAGGCATATCAAATGTTAAAGTAGTAGTTTCTTCATTTTGTGAACTGGCGTCTTCTTGACCAACTTCATATGGTAAACTCGCAGGTGTGAAATTGCCACCTTCTTTTAAAGATTCTTTAATTAATTCACGAATATAATCTTTTGTAATTTTCATATGTTTTTCCTTTTATGTTTGAAAAACTATAATAAATAGTATTTTTTTTGCTAGTAAGACAAAATTATATTAAATCACCAGCATCTATTTTGATTTGGTCATCGCGCAAACAAAGCTCACGATATATTTCAACATCCGTTGACCATTGATAACCAACCCACCATTCAAAGCCGGGATAATTGCTTTTATAAATGGAACAACTTTCATACCCAGAAGATAAATAAATATATTTACAACGCTTGAAGCGAGCAAAAAGAGAATTGTAATATATATTGACATGACCCAGAGAAAGTTTTGGTTCGCCATAATCCCACGCAAATTCTATACCAAGGTAAGCATCTTCAACAACTTTGTGAAACGCAAATGCAACGATTTCATTATTGTATACGTAGTAGATATGCCCGTGACTATTAGAGATGATATCATCAATTGACATATCATCACTATAGCCTTTATGTGCGATATACCTGTCATATATTCTTGCCAACCTTTCACGCTTGGCGGGTGTCATATTTACATCAGGAAAGTATTTTACTTTCTTTGCTAAACGTAATACTGTTTTGGTTGGCTTATATAATTCAAGGTTAATACGTGTGCTACGAGTTTGAAACCATATATCATTTGTAGCAGGATACCAACCTTGTTCTAGATATTCTTTATATTCATGCGGTTGTAGCATGACCGCAAAAGGTACATAAATCATATTTTGGTTTCGCATTTTTCCGAAACCATATGCATGATTAAAAAGGAATTTCATTATATACTAATTATTCTTCGTCTGGAATATCGTATCCTTCATCGTAATTTTCTTCGTCTTCGTAATAATCATCCATGCCATAATCGTAATTGTCATCAAGCGTTTTACGAGCATTTTTCTGTGCATTTGACCAATAGTAATCTTCTTCCTCGACTTCAGAAATAAGATTCTCTACTACCTCTTGGTGGTCTTCATCGAGTAAGTCCAAATCAACAAATTCTTCCAGCTTATCTCTAGCCTCATCAGCGGTAAATTTGCCTCTTTGTAAACCCTTACAGATCATGCACATAGATACAATCTCCTTAGAAATAATTATAAGTAGTAAGTAAAAACCGCTTTATACTATCTTCTGTCTGCCTGCTTGTAAAGAACTAAGTTTTACTTTTTAATTCTTACAACTATTTTATTTTTTGGAGCTTTAGAGTATGATTCATCCACTATATTTATTTTAAACTTATATGGACCGTTACCATATTCTTTTTGGTATTTTCTAGCTAAATCTTCCTTATCTTCCCACATCTCAATCTCTTTTAAGTTTGGGAGTGATTTAACTATTTCATTAATTCTGGCGATCTTGAAATCTTCGGATTCTAATCCGGCATCATTTAAGCCAACTTCATCAAATACGAGTTTTCTTTGTAAAAGTAATTCGTTAATGCGTTCCTCTAAATATCTATCACTTCTTCCTGTTAACATTATTGTATAACAGGATGGATCTTTAGTTTTCGCCTCTGCTGCCTGTACTGTTTTATTATACCACCACTCTCGTCCGGGGCTTGAAGGAGTATTAGGAACGTCTAGACTTTTGCGATGTAGCCACCAACTGTTTCCCTCGTCTTCCGGCTTTTGAGGGCTTTTAAAAAGGGTACCGTCAAAATCAAATACACATAGAGAAGTTATATTTTGTTTATCTTTATTGTCTCTTATCTTTCTTTCACTTAAGAAAAATTTCCAGATATGAAAATATCTTTTCATCTCTATTCACCAACTGATGTTCCGCGCATTTTTTCATATTGTAAATAATGTCCGACGCTCTCCATCATTGAAGCTGCAACAGCAATCTTTTCTTGTACCCAAGGTTCAAGATTTTCATTATCTTGTATTAATCCTTGCAGCATTGTAGCATACTCGGCTGTTTTATACAAATTAGCTTTTGCCATTCTGCCTTCATAGCCATCAGGATCAGCGACGAAATTAGATACTTTGGCTTGTCGCATTGGAGGTAAAGCAGCAGGATAAGGAGCACCCATATCTGCCATACACTCTTTAATAATTTGTCTTAAAAAATCCTTGGAGATTTTCATATATTATTTCTGCTCATTAGCATTAATAATTGCAGCATAAGCTGCAACTACTTCTGGTGTCCACACTACGTTAGCTACATCTGTCACTCGTTGCTCTTGGCCTGTTAAATCTTGACCGGGAGTTAGCGTCCAGCGATGGTAACTTTTAGCAATTTCCACCCCGTCGCGCTCTACTATATCCGCACGACGAATTTGAATAATACCATTTTCTAGTACCTCTATCTTATCAATTGTACTACGTTCTGTTAAAGCCATTTTATTTCCCCTTTCCTTTCTAAGAAACGTTATAATTTATATTAAACATTATTGTAGCATTGTTTGTTAAATCTGTTACATTCATTGTTTGCGCTGTGCTAACAGTATTTTTAACTAGAACGACAACACTACTACCAAGTGCGCCGTAGCCCATTGGAGCAAGAACTGTAGCACTCAAGTTAGCGTGATAGCCAACATTTAGAGAATAATAATTTATAGTTCCTGCCGGGAGTGCAAAAGGCAAGTTACTAATATATATTTGTCCAGCGCTGCTACCTGTACTGGTTATTTTTATTTGACCATTTAAGGAAACATTTTCTCCTATCTTACAGTAACTACCACTTGTGTCGGCTGTGTTATAAGTGAAATTAGTGGTGGTAGCACCGGAAAGAGCTGGTATCCATGTTCCTTCTTCATAATCGTCTAAAGTATTTGCATCGCCAGAGGCGTTTTGTGAAGCGGGAAATTTAATTTGTCCTGTCTTAACATCAAATGTTCCGTTGCTGTCAACCTGTAATCTTAAATTACCAGCACCGTCACCAATATAAATATTGTTATCGGCATTATTAGCGCCTGTTACACTACCTATGACAACGTTGTTAGAGCCGGTTAAAATAGAGCTGCCAGCGTAGTTTCCTATAGTTACATTACCGCTGCCCGTAAGAAGATTGCCAAGAGATCTATAACCTATAGAAGTGTTTAACGAACCAGATCTAAGACCACCAAGAACCGAAGTACCGATGCCGCTATTTTGAGAACCTGTTGTTAAATACAATAAACTATAATAACCAATACCTAAGTTTTCATCACCTCCGATTATTGCTCCTAAAGAATTATATCCAATAGCAGTATTGTAGCTGCCAGTTATATTAGACGCAGCATTAAGTCCGGGGGACATGGCTCTGCTGCCAATAGCAATGTTATATGATGCGTTAGTGAAGCCATTGTAAGTATCGACACCAATTCCAATATTTTCGGATCCGCTTACTAAGCCTCCCATGGAGTTTAAACCAAGAGCAAAGTTACCTCCAGCAGTGTCTTTATGTACTCTTAACGCACTGTGGCCAATACCAAGATTATTTGCTGAATTTATTTCTCTACCAGATAAATTACCAATAAATAAGTTGTATTCTTTTTGAGCAAAGTAGCCCGATTCATATCCAATAAAAAAATTATTAGTTTCGGTTATAGTAGAATAGCCAGCTCTTGTACCTATACCTATATTTACTCCAGCGTTGTTATTATATAAAGCATTTAACCCTAATGCTATGCTGTGCGCTCCTCCTATATTAGAATATAAAGAATTATAACCTATTGCTACATTAGAAGTACCGTTTGTGTTGCTTCTTAAAGCATATGGTCCGACAGCTATATTATAATTACTGACGGCGTTTGTTGAATTTAGAGCTTCAACGCCTATTCCGATATCTGTAGCTGTTCTATTTTTTCCACTACCAATTGTTATTCCATTATCAACCAATATCTTACCACTAGAAGTCATTTGTGTGGTATTAAGAGTTGTATAACTTAAATTAGTGCCGCTAATGTCAGTGCCACTAACAGTTGTAAATAACGCAGTCGAACCTGTTGTAGTTGTACCAGATAATACTGTAAAATTACCAGTTGTGCTAGTTAATAAAGTTAAACCAGTCGTAATACTGGAGGTTAAAGCCAAGCTTCTGGTACTGCCAACGTTTGATGCAGTTAAGTTAGTGCCCGCATTAATTACGCTAATTGTATTAAGAGTGCCTATCAAAGCACCACTGATAGCAGAACCAGTAATAATAGTAAATTGTGCTGTAGTCCCTGAAACACTTGAACCAGTAATTGTTGGAAATAACCCTAGAGCACCAGAAAGACCAACGCTTGCCGTTAAACTACCAGTTATAACTTGACTTGCTTTAAAATAATTTGTGCTACCCGTTAAAGCAAAAGCAGAACTATCAAGGCCATCTAATAAATTAGCGTCTTGCCCATAAGAAGCTGTACCAGATAAACTACCAGTAAAACCTCCAGATGAACTTACGGAACCAGAGAAGCTTGAACTCCCTGTTACTTGTAGCCCGTTTTCTAATGTAAATCTTGAGATGGACATGATATGTTCCTATAATACTATACTATCTTGTAAGGTAATCTTTGATCCATTTAACTTCTACTGTTTGAGCAGAATCATTAATTACTTTAACATCAACGTTTGCACCGTTTATTACAACTTCATATCTCATTATTGGACCTGTTCCGGTATATGTTGAAGCATATGGAGTTGCTACTGCGTATGTACCGTCTGTGGCGACTAATAATTCTACCATGTGACAGTAATTAGTACCTGCTTGTTCTTTAGCTTTTATTACATACTTAGCGCCGCCTATACCACCAACGCCCCAAGGGAATGTATCTATTGTTCCTGTTTGCAAGGTGTTAATAGATAATAGGGCCGAAGGGGCTTCATATCTATAGTTTGGTGCTATGCTATTAACAAGTATAGTTGAAGCTGACATAGCAGATGCAGAAACAGTTGTCGCTGTTACAAGTGAGCCTGTGACCGTAGAGCCAGTAACAATATTAAACTGTGCTGTTGTGCCAGAAAGAGTGTTATTAAAATAAGAAGCACCAGTCACATAAAGATTAGAGCTTGTTAGGTATATATCAGAAGCTGCAGTTAGAAATACGTTTGTACCATAAACGGTTGTATTTACACCGTTGATTGTAGTTATTAATGTAGATGCATTACCAACTGTTACACTATTAGCTGCTACTAAAGAAGAACTACCAGCAGACAAAGAACCAACATTAATAGTTGGTGCAGACATAGAGGCTGTCAAACTGCCACTTACGGTTGTCAAACCAGTGCCAGTAATACTAACTGAACCGTTAGTTGAATTAACAAGCGCATTAGCTCCTGCTATTCTTGTTAACGCCGAGACACCAGCAAGCTTTAATGTTTTAGTGGCAGCAAGATTTACATCTACGTTTGAAGTCCAAGCTGTATTGGAATTATCATAACGCCATTGCACCTCTGCGCCAGTACCTAAATCAATACCGCCCCCATCTAACACCGATAATGTGGAGCTACCAGTGCCAAGATTAATGTTTTTGTCGCCAATATTTACTGTTGTTGAATCAATATATGTGGTTGTGCCTTTAACAGTTAAATTACCATTAACAGTTAAATCACCAGACAAAGAAGCGCTGCGAGCGCTAATATCATTAGTCACGTTTAACGCGCTGGCACTTACGGCTACGGCACTAGCGTTTAGTGTTCCAGCAGTAATATTAAAACCATTACTTGCTGTTAATTGTCCATTCACAGTAACAATATCTGTACCTACTCCATCGCCTAATATAGTATTACCGCTAACTATTAAATTATTTGATAATGTTAAATTTGGTACACTTAATGCACCAGCATTTAAAGTACCAAAGTTACCAACGGTTCCAGATACACCTACACTAGCAGTTAGTGTTGTTACGTTTACTAATTCAGATACATCAAGAGTGCCAGTTAAAGTTGTGCTACCGCTTACATCTAATCCTGTTGGTAATTTAAAATTTGATATTGCCATCTACATTTTTTCCTTGCGCAAAGCGCTATACAAGATAAGTCTTTGTGATTGTTACTACTAAATCTTCATCAATTAAATTTGTTGCCAAAACTTCTATATTGCTACCATTAATTTGTGCGTCAAAAGAAGCCAAAATAGAACCATTGGTACTTGTTACGCCATATGGAGTAATTAGTACTGATGAATTGTTGTGAGCTAATAAAATGTCAGCTGTTTGAACGTGGTATGGACCAGTACTTGTTTCAACCAAAACAGTATATTTTGCTGCATTGTAAGAAGCAGAAAAAATATCTACTGTAGTTATATCTAAAACATATATAGGATATTTTGCATTGCCATTAACTAATGAACCAGTTAAAACTATATTACCATTTATTGTTTGATTGCCAGTAAAACTGTTTGAACCGTTAGTTGCAAAATTGCTAGTATTTATGCTAGGATATATAATCGCCATTGTTGTACCTTTCTTATTCCATTGGTCCTATAGCTTCACCGGGAGCAGCAGTTATGCCACCAAGTTTCTTAGCGGCCTTTCTATAATAACCACCAACTGTTTCGCCCTTTTTGTGTGGTGGATATGGTTTTGATAAGCTTTTATTTGCTTTATTAGGTGTGCCGGGACCAAACTTTTTAACATTAAGCTTGTTTTTTCTTTGCCTATTCTTTTTTAATTTTTCTAATAAATCATGTATTACGCCACTTATTTCTTCATTAGTTTGTAATTCTTTTTCGAATAAACGTTGTACTGAATCGTTAATAAAAGTTGATTTAGCTTGTTCTTGCAGAGCCCAATTATAGTCTGTTTTGTTAACCCATGAGCGCCCTGCATTATGCGCTCTGCGTTTTGCTCTTGAGCGCCAATATTCACTTAGCTTTCTGCTAGCTTTCTTTTTTACTTCTTTTGAATAGTTTTTGTCATCAAGTATAAATTCATCTTTTGCTACTTCTTTTGCTTGTTCAGAATCCAAACCATGATCGCCTATTTCTTTATCGATAGCCAAATCAAGTAATTCTGGATCCAATTCACTATCTGGTCTAAAATCTCCAGCGCCACCAATCATTTTTTCACTTGATTTTTTAATTTTAATTTTAATCATTTTATTTATTTTCTAGTGATGATAATCTTGATAAAATATCTTGTAATAATTTATCTTTTTCTTCTAGTTCTTTCTGTAAATAGTCATTTTTTTGTGATAATTCTTGAATTGCTTTGACCATTGGAGAAATAAATTCATCATATCGTAAAGCATGTTCGTCTAGAGATGGTTCATAAATATAGCCAGCAAAATCATTCTCTCCCAATGCCTCTTTAATTTGCTGTGCTATGAAGCCGTAATGTGGTCTGACGCCTGTTTTTTGAATTTTCACCTCTTCTCCGTTGGAACCTGTTGCATAAGTTATATCTCTTATTTTATATTTATAAGATACGGGTTTTATTTTATTGATAAATTCTAATCCTAAAATACTTTCTTTTATATCATATTTTATTCTTTCATCGGATGTAGATACTATACCATTATTTGAGTAAACGGTTCCACCATCTGGGTTTAATTTTAAGATATAATTCGTTTCTCCGATGGTGCCTTCCAAACCAGCAGATTTAACTTGTATTCTACCTGCATTTTCACTGGAGTGATGATGGCCTAAATTTAATGCTACATCGCCATTCCATACGTTAATTCCTGCTCCGGTTGTTGTACCACCCTTAACCCATAATTGACCTGTACTTTTTACAAACATCAATCTAGTATTATCAACATACCAATCAAAAATATTTCCACTATCGCCATAAGAAACTTTATTTCTTATTCCACCCAAACCCTTATTTTCAATTTGCATCATTCCATCAGTACCAGAATATCTTATAACTCTACCGCTATAATCGCCATCTCCTCCAGCGGAAGGATTACCACCCGGATAGCCGTAATAATCATCAGAATGAAAATCTATAAATGAATTTCTATTTCCTGCTCCATAATAATTTAATTCTATAGCTCCATCCGTTACATAATTGTTATTTAAACGACCTATCCTTACACTTCCACCGGCAGGATTGATATATAAATCAGTAGCACTTCCAGCGCTATTCTTTGCTTGTATCCTACCGTATTCATTTCCTGCGGCGACATATTTGTATCCAATCATCAAACCGCTTGTTGTATTATCTTCATCTTGTAATAATAATTGTCCTTGGTCGTCGCCAACGCCATTGGAAGCAGCGCTCTCACCAATTATTTTTAAAGTTGGAGTGGTGTTATTTGGAGTACCAGCTCTAATAGTTGTCTTACCAGCTTGTAATAAAAGTTCACTTTCTTGATTTATAACATTACTATAAGCATTATTAGTAACAGTATACAATCTTTTTCTATAAGTTATAAAGTCCTCTTTGTTATAGCGTTCTTGTGTATCGTATCCCTGATAAGAATATGAAGAGAGTTTATAATCTGCGTTTCCGCTTGGAAAGGTATTAGTAAAATACCACTTTCCTTTATCATAACCAGTTGTTGGGTCATTAGCGGCGGCAAAAAAAGAAGTTTTTAAAGCTGCCGCCAAAGAAGCAAATTTAAAAGCTCCTTCTTCTGCAGCACTAAATGCGATACTACTTAATTTAAAGCCGTGCGAAGAAGAGAAATTGTTATAACTACCTGTATATTGCGTATGCGATTGTGATACGGAATTAAATCTGCTTATCGGCGTAACAGTAGGATTGGCGCCCCCATCAAAATTAAAGCCAGCTATATCGTTTGAAACCTGCGCTGCGGTTCTAAAAGTATTAGATAATCCCACTGGAATACTGGTTCCGTTCTCTAGCCCAGTTTTAAAGCTTTTTAAGCCTGTCAAATCAGTATTGGTAGAGGTTTTAAAGCTTTTTAGGTCTGTTAAATCTGTGTTGGTAGTAGTCTTGAAACCTTTCAAATCAATCAAGTCTGTGTTGGCTGATGCTTTAAACCCTTTTAAATCTGATAAATCTATATTTGCATTGGTCTTGAAACTCTTTAAATCGGTTAAATCTAAACCGGCATTAGTTTTAAAGCTTTTAAGGTCCGTCAAATCCGTATTGGCAGTAGTCTTGAATCCTTTTAGGTCTGTTAAATCCGTATTGGCGGTAGTCTTGAATCCTTTTAGGTCTGTTAAATCTATACCTGTATTAGTTTTGAAACTTTTTAGGTCTGTTAAATCTATACCTGTATTAGTTTTGAAACTTTTTAGGTCTGTTAAATCTATACCTGTATTAGTTTTGAAACTTTTTAGGTCTGTTAAATCTATACCTGTATTAGTTTTAAAGCTTTTAAGGTCTATCAAGTCTGTGTTAGCAGAAGTCTTAAAACCCTCTAACCTTTTTAATTTTACTCTTAAAAAATTAATATCATTCTTTGGATTGCTCATAAAAACATTTATCCTTTATGGCAATTAAATGCTATTACCATTTACGGCAGGACCATTTTTTTACAATATCGTAGTTGATTGACAATAATAAAGAAATTTGTTTTTTGCTAATGCCGTCGCTAACTAACTTATTAATTTCATCATATTGTACTTTTGTTAAAACTCTTCTTTCTCTGGCAGCTTTTGCTTGTTTTTTTCTCATCAAATTTTTAAATTCTTCGGTTTGATAATTAGATTTATCAATTTTAGGTTTTTTCATCTTTTGTATAGTTTGTGCGGAATGTTTTTTACCGTGCATTCTTAAATAGTTTTTAGGTTTTCCTTTTAAGGCCAAACTTCTTTTTAAGTTACTTTCTTCTGTCATTATTAAACCGTTGTTCCCATCGCCACCCAAGGTTGCATTATATCCACTCTTATAAGAACCAAACTTTTCTATAAATTCTATTTCTTTACTTTTTGCTTCTTCTGCGGTATTACATTCTAATAAAACTTTTTTATCCCAACAATCAAATCCATATTTTTTTATTGCATTATAAAATGGCGTGTTGACTTGTTTTTTTGAATTTCTACAGTGTTGTTTCCATCTTTTTTCAATAGAATGTTTTGTATAGCCAATATAACATTTATCAGTAAATTTATTTTGTATCAAATATACTATAAACATTTTTTACCAAGCCTTGCATGACCAGTAACCAGCCGTAGTTCTATCTTTCTTTTGCGAACATTTATGTCTGGCTCTAAATGACTTTCTACGTTTTGGATTTGATTTTTTAATTTTCATTTTTTTGTCGCCAAAGTTAACTTTTACGACATTCCCTTTTTTATTACGGACATAAACAGCTCTTTTTTTTGGGCCACCGGGAGTTAAAAAAGGCTTACCTAAACTTACTTTACGTCCTTGATATTCTGCTTCTTCAAGAGTATCTGGGCAACCGCAAGTCATTACTTCATATAGGCAAGCTTCGCAAACCGGCGTACCATCATCTAATATTGAAGTATCCTCTCCTAGTTCGCTTTCAAATATCAAATGCTCATGCAAGCTTTCTTTTATTATATTTTGTAAATGTGTCTTATTGATTAACATTTTATTTTTCCGGTTGGTTTGGTAATTTATTACCTTTTTGTTGATTTTGTTTTGCTGTGATTATTGTTAAATTTTCTGCTATATGTAAACCGCAAACTTCTTTTCCATTCAAAGGATATATATGATCAACTTGATAAATATTTTCTTTTAAATTCATTTCTTCGCATAATAAATAAATTTTTTTAATAGCTTCTAAATCTGCCCAAGGTGGAGTTTGTTTTTTAACTCTTTTATGACGACAAGAACAGGAAACACTTCTTAATATTTTTCCTCTTTTGCTTTTAGCCCAAGTTGAGTAAGCTTTTCTTCTTTTATCTAAATTTTTGTTTCTATAGCGTAAATCTATTTTTCTTCTACTTATAAGTCTATTTTCTTTTTTCGATCTTCTTATATCTGTTTGTTTCTGTTTACATTTTTTAGAACAATATTTTTGCCTACTAAAATATTTACTTTCATTAAAAAAAGACTGTCCACAAGCAATACAAATTTTACTATCCACCTTTTTTACCCCATTTTTTTCCCTTACCCGGCATTGAACAAGCACTTGGTGTCGGCCTACAGGAAGGATATTTTCTTTTTTCTCCGGTTTGTCTACCACACGACTTACAAGTTTTTTTGCCAGTCTTGGGGTTAGTTCTACAAGAAGAACAATCCACCCAACCTTTGCTTTTACCTTTTCCACCTTGACGCTGAAACCAACCGTGTAGACCACTGCTTTTCTCTTTATCAAAAGTACCTTCAACCAGTAAATCGCTTACATCAAGATATTCTTCTTGAATTATTTCCCGAATCATGTTTTCTAATAAAGATTTAATAGACATTATTTTTTCTTTTTAGCAACCTTGCCTTTACGGCAACGCACAATAAAACCAGAAGCATAAGCAGAAGGGAAGACATCGTATTTTTGTTTAGCTAAACGGTAACAGCGATCTTTCTTTTCTTTTAAAAACTCTTCCGGCAAATATAATTGCTCATCGCTATCTCCAAATACTTCTGGATTGCGAGCGTGCCATTTAACATGTTGCTCGTATTCGTCTGGTAAGACGTTTCCATCGCCATTTAAATCAAAGTGATAATATAATTCCGCTGGGCTATATACACCATCACCATTCAAATCTGGATCTCCGCTTTGCGATTTACCGTATTCATCTGGTGCTGGATCACAGCCACATTCTTCCATAGTATTCATTTGCGGAACACCTTCGCCATCCATGGGATGGAAATGTTTATAAGTGTCCGTTTCTAATTTAGCAGTTGGTTTTTTTAATTTAATCTTGATCATAACTATAAATAGTATAAAAAACAAACAGGGGAGAACAAATTTGTTCTCCCCTCAATATTATATTACATATTAATTAATATTTAAGATATCGTAACGGCTATGTTTTTTTTAGCTGGCTTAATTCTTGGTAGCGTTACTAGCAATAAACCATTTTCTAACTTAGCTGTAATGCCAGAAACATCTACCGCTTCATCAATATGCCATGAGCATTTAAAATTGCGAACTGCTTTAGACTTAATAGTTGTATTCGCTTGAACAGTTAATAAGCTATCTTCAAAATCTATCTTGAGATTTTCTTTAGTCATTCCGGGTAATGGAATTTCTATAGTCCATTCTTTGTCGCCAGCAGTGACATAATATTCGCTTTTAGAATAAGCTGGATCATGTTTAAAAGCTGGCGAGGCATAGATATCGAATACATCCATCAAAGTGTTAAGTGTGTGTAAAGACATAGTTATTCTCCTTTATAATCGCTGGTTAGTCCAACAGCAGAGATATAATAAAACAAGCTAATAATATGTCAAGATCTAATTTAACATTGTTGAAAAACCATAATTTTTTTGTAAATACTCTTTTGTTTCTTCAAAATTATTTACTAAGGTTTGCAACATAGTTAATTCATTTTTAGTTAGTAAAATGCCATCGATTTTATTTTTTGCTGCAAATTCTACTAATTTTTCATCTGGTTCTTTTATTTTTTTGCTAATAAAGTCTTTTAAAACTTTTGCATTCAAATAAGCATCCATATAATCTGATAATGGCGTACTATCCCAATTTTCTATATCATATTTCTGTACCATGTTCTTAACGGTGTCAGAAAACATGCGCGTGCATCTATCAGAATCTGTTAATAAATTCAAAACTTTATTGAGAGTTATTGTATAATACTGTATTTTAGAATTATTGGACATTAATATAAATAGTTATATTAACCTTTTATAACTTTTTTATCAGAAGACGCATTCATGTCCAATAATTTAAGAATACTATCTAAATCTCCTAGAACAACTGTTTCATGACCAGAGCTACCGCGATTTAAATATAATCTAGTAAATTTTTGTTGTTTTTGTAATCCTTCTGCACACTTAGGATTATCTCTAATAGTATTTTCTATCAAAATATCATTTTTTAAATTAGTAATAAAATTAGGATTAATAGCAATTTCTCTTATGGAGAAAGTTTTAAAACCTTCGGCTTTATTATAGTTTACTATCTCTTCATAAATTTCCAATAGTTTTATAAACATTAGTATCTCCATTTATTATAAAGGCTTCTTCTGATTTAACCATATATTCTTCATTTTTTATACTAACAACATAAAAATCGTATATTGACTTCTTTAATATTAAAGCAACAATTGGCCTATCAACTAACTTAGCAGGCATAGGTCTATCATAAACAAATCTTTTATCACTATTAATTAGTCTATATAATGTAGTACCTTGCGGTAAATGTACTAAATCGCCTATATTAAATATATTATCCATTATTGCTTTCTTGACTGTTAGTATTAGAAGAATTGTCTTGTATAATCTTGATTTTTTGTTCTGTATTGTATTTTACGTATCCTAATAAAATACTATAGCAATCTTCTAAGTTATTGTCAATAAGAGAAAGCGACTTTCTAATACTATCTATCTCTTCAATAACCGTAGTATGGTTATCACTATAAGTGCAATTAGACAGCTTTTCTTTTACAGAAGATATGCTTTCTACTAAACGTTCCATAATTTTAGATACTTCATCTGGTATATTATCTATTGGTACAGTTATAACAATTTTAGCATTCATATTGTCTCCAAAAAGAAAAGGAACGGAATCAATCCGTTCCTCTACTATAACACAACATTGCAACAGTTAAACTACTTTCCTAAAGCTTTTAACATCATGTCACCTAAAGCCGTTATAACTCCACCACCTAATAACCATAATATTTTAGTTACTGAGGATTGGTTTTGTTTTAAAATAGCAACATCTTCTATAAGATTACGTGGAACTAATTGTTCTAATTTAGTTAAACGTCTATCTTGTTCCGATAAAGAGGTATGCAAGTCTTCTACGCTAGCCTCTAACTTTTCTATATTATTATTAACTTGTTCCAGCTTTGCAACAAGTCTTTCAGTATTCAATTTTATTTCATGAATACCCTCTGTCAATTCTCTGACAGCGTATTCAAGGTTGGATTCCTCCATGACGAACTCCCGCTATGCCAGAAAATTGGCAGGCATATATAATTAGTCCTAAATTTCTATAATAGCATGGGAGGTGGTGAGTAAAGTAGACGCAGCGCTTACGGCATTTTGTAAAGCACAACGAGTAACCTTAGCTGGGTCTATTATGCCCACGCCAGCCATATCACTATAATGTCCAGTAGCGAAATTCATGCCATCCCAGAATTCATTATGACTAATTTCAAGATCGTTTAGGATAACATCAGCTTTAAGCCCTGAATTTTCTGATAGTTTTCTTATTGGTTCCTCGCAGGCTTTCATAATAATTTCGACACCAAAGCGTTCATCTTGATTTTCTGTAGACACTTCAGTATCTAAATTACGCGATAGTCTGTATAATGCCGTTCCACCTCCCGGCAATACACCTTCCTGTTGAGCGCTCTTAACGGCTTCTAGGGCGTCCTCTATTCGGTGCTTACGTTCTACCATATCTACTTCAGTTAAGCCTCCTACGCGGATTATGGCGATTCCAGAGGCTAATCTGGTTATGCGTTCTTGTATCTTCTGACATTCTCGCATATCTGATGTATTTGAAATTTCTGTTTTTAGAGCTTCTATGCGGCGCTCAACGTCATCATAGTTACCACCGCCACCAACAACTGTAGTCCAAGTTTTTAATGATTCAACCGTTTTAGCGGTTCCTAAATGCTGGCGCTTTAACTCATTTATTGCCAAACCGCTTTCACGGGAAACAAATGTAGCGCCTACTGATAATGCTAAATCACTAAGGATATTTTTGCGCTCTTCTCCATATCTTGGTGCTTTAATAGCGGCTATACGCATTGTACCACGAAGTGTATTAAGAATAAGCGCTGCTAACAATTGGCCTTCAATGTTATCGGCAACAATAATAAATGGCTTATTTTCTCTAGCTACTATTTCTAAAATAGGCATCATTTCATCGATAGATGATAGATTATGATCCGTGACCATGACAAGCGCATTTTCATAACGAACCGCTCCACGTCTTTCATCGGTTATAAATTGCGTTGACACATAACCGCTATCAAATTGAAAGCCTTCTACGATATCTAATACTGTATCTAGACTTTTTCCTTCTTCAATTGTTACAGCTCCATCTTTACCAACTTTATCTACTGCTGTAGATATAAGCTTGCCAATTTTGTTATCACCATTTGCAGATATAGTTGCTATATGTTCAATATCTTCCAATGAAGCAACCGGTTTACTGTGTTCTTTGATTTTAGACACAATCTTGATAGCCGCACTTTCCATGCCACGTTTTAAATCGGTTGGTGAAGCACCGGCAATAATATATTTTTGCGCTTGATTAACAATGGCCCTTGCTAACACAGTTGCAGTAGTTGTGCCATCGCCAGCTTCTGTTGCTGTTACAGCTGTTGCCTGTTTTAATACTTGCGCTCCAACATTTTCAAACACATCTTCAAAAACTATTGCTTCAGAACACGTTACACCATCTTTTGTGATTACAGGGCTTTTACCTTTATTGTGGATAATAACATTCCGTCCCTTTGGACCAAGAGTGCTACTAACAGCATCAGCTAATTTATTTACACCAGACAAAATTTTAGAATTAAGACTTAATCCACTATCATAAACTTTCTTCACAAAACACCACACCTTTCTAGTTATGCTTTTCTAACATTATCTATTTCAATTTTTAAATTCTTTTTAAATTTTTTAGAAAACTCGTCAGACCTAATTTTGTTTAATTCATCTACAATATTTAGCAAATCTGTTCTTCCACTAGACTTAAACACAGAATAGGCAAATATTCTATTATTAATAATTTTATCTACTAAATTATTTGCTAGCTGTTTAGAATCGATGCTTTTATCTAATATTTGTTTATTTGTATTAATTAAGCCGCCTATAGTATATTCTACTACGTCCGCTAAATGAGGCTCAAATTCTATATCGCCTTGAATATATCTCTTACCGCCAGTATCCGCTTCTAAACCAGTTGTTTGTTGCCCAATTCCAATAGGTGTAAATAAGAATTCTTCTTGTATTCTAATTGGTATTGGAAACATTTTATTAACATCATTTTCTAAATCTATTTCTTCACCATATTTTATTGCTAATTTATTTATATATTGATTTATGTGACGAAGTTCATGTTTTATAGCTTGCTTAAAAACATCTGCGTTACCGTTATAATTTTTAATATAAAATACAATTTTAAATACAGTGTTTATTCTATCTTGTTGATATATAAAAATATCTCCAAATGTTTTTTTATTAGTAATTTTATTAGATAACTCTATCTGTATCGGAAATTTTTGTTGTATTATTGACTTAATAAATTTTTGATCAAATAGCTTATTTTTTTTATTCCAATATGTTTTTAATTGCGATATCTCAGTAAATTCATTTCCTAAAGCATTAGCGTAATATAAAAAAGGCGCACCATTGCTTTGTGCTCTTTGATCGTATAATATTTCATTTAATGGTACGCCAATAGAAATTTTGTGTTCTTCGTTATTTTTAAAATATGGTATTAGAGTATTATAGATTTCTTCACTAGCTGTTTTAGAATATTTAAAAAGAGCCTCTTTAAAAAGATTGTTTTTAATTTTTATTTTAATCATTTTAATAGGCTACCTAGTCTTAATTTTCAAATCATCTTTTTTACCGCTTAACATGTTGCTATGGAATTTAACACTGTGAATTGTTAATGGAGTCATCCCGGGGATATCTATAATAATCAAACTGTCTTCTTGTTTAACAAGATCAGCTTTGTTCATACCATTTATTTTGATTTTTTCTAAATCTGGTTTTTCATAACCTTCTTCTTCAAGATTTATACCTTCACTTGTGGCAGTTAATTTTAAAAATAAATCATACTCTTGACGTTCTTCTTTGCCACCTAAATGCGCTTCATTGACCATAGCTACAAGCTCTTTTAATTTCATCCGACGAAGATTGCTTGTTAATACATCGCGCACTTTTTCGTATACTTCACTCATGGCTTCTTTATAAAGATCTGGATGTTTTTCTTTCGCGCTTGTCATCCAAGCGGGTGGTTCTAACTCTTCTTTACTGGGATTATAACTTCTAGAGCCGACTTTCCTCGCAAATATTTGCCTGCCGACAAGCCACCAAGGCTTTCCACTCGGATTACTAACAAGGTTATCGTCTGTTTCATCTCCATAGCCAAGATTTTTATTATATGTAAATCTTACGCCTCGTCCTTCTTCAGTAACAAGCTTGATAGACAAGCCTATTTTTTTACCATCTATTGTTGATAAAATTAAGTCAGCTTTATTGTTAGTGCTGCCAACGCTTTCAGCTGTTTCCACTTCACCTATTTTATCATTTACCAATTTTTTACCTTCTAAAGCAATAGCTAGAGTATCGGCGTAATCACCCTTTAACCTTTGAATAACCTCTTCTTTAGAGGCTTCTTCGGTAAGATCTAATCTATTTTTTAATTCTGGTGTTATTTTTTTGTTAAATAAAAATTGCACTATATGTTCTAAAGCTAGACCTTCGCGTGATCCAATGTCAAATTTATATACTATATATACCCTTCCAGAACCATCTTTATATTCTGCAATTGTTACTTCATTAGAAGAATCAAATTTTTTCACTAGCTTATCTTCTAAAGATAAACCTAACTTATTTAAAGCAGAGCGAACTTTTTTTCTAGTTGGCTCTATAGTTTCTTTATCATCAACGCGGACAACAATTGCTAAATCACTTTTATTAGAAGAAGAATGCGATAAACCATTGATATCAGATAAAGCTTTTTTGACATCAGATATTAAATCATCTTGCCTGTTTAGCTCTTCATCTAATTCGTGTTCTATTTGTTCACGAAGATATTTAAATAATTGATTCATTTATTTTGTTTGTTCTGTTAAATCTTTGCTGATTGTCGTTGCATCGTCGATGCCTTTTTTGGCCGCTTTTGTATCACTTGCAAAATAAAATTCATTTATATTGTTAACAAGGCTAGTAACATCTGTTAAAACTTTTACTACATTGTTTTGTAAATTAGCGGATAGATTGTTAAATGTTTCATTGGTGATACTTAACCTACCAATTTCTTTTGTTTCATATTCTGCTGGGTTGATAGTGTATTCAGCACGCCCATCTTTTACTACAGGGATAACGTTTTCAAGCGAATAAAAAACCACTTCTTGTACTGCTTCATTGCCAAACTTATTAGCAATTATAAAGTTAAGGGCGTTTTTAGGCTGTGTAGGGGTTTCTGCCGCACTTTCAACATCTTCACTTAGCTTTTCTATGCTACTTCTTGCTATTCTAACTCTGCTTTTTGGTTTTAATAATTTTAGCTGATATTTTGTTTGACCAACCAAAACATCTATTGCACCGCCTGCACTTACTTCCACTTGGTTGCCACCAAAAAGAGCAGCAAAGAAAGCCTCAAATTTTAATCCAGAAGGGCCGGGAGAAGAACCAATAACAATGTTTTTGAGTATTTTAAGCATCATAAGAGAAGATAAAATCCCCTGAGTATCGTTGCTTTTAGAGCTTGGTGCGTTAGCAAAGCTATTTATTACCTGTATTTTTTGTTTTAGATTGCCAGCAGCCTTAATACTTGGACCCATAAATAGCTCAAATTGTTTTCTTTCTTCGGTATCCACTTTGCCTACAGCTTTTTCATTAAATTCAAACTTTGGCAAAAACTTTATTATGTCGCTAGTAGCGATCTTAGTGGGCTGTTGTCCAGAAAGCTCGCCTTTTTCTTGCAAACTATTTGCAAGACTCTCTTTTAGCAAGCTGAGAAAACCATCAGCTTGCAAAGTTTTAGTTTTAGATAAAAATAGTTTTTCTATTTTAGTATTAAATTCATTCGACATTTAAATTACCTCGTCAGCTATGCCGTATTTAACAGCTTCTTGCGCAGAAAGATATATATTTACGTGACGCTCTAATAGGTCTTTCATTGCTTTTGGTGTAAGATCTGTTTCTTTAATTAGAGCTTTTGTATAAGCTTCCTGAACAAACTTTATTTCGTCAAATTCGTTTTGTACATTATGTAATGGGCCTACGGTTCCACCAAGAACTGAATGTATCATGACGCGGGCATGGGCACCGATTTTACGCTTTCCTTTGGTTCCCGCTGCCATTAGCAGCACACCGGCACTCATTATCTTACCCATGCCTATAGTTTGTATTTCGCATTTTTTGCGCACTTGACGCATCATATCGTAAATCGCAAACATATCGCTGGCAGATCCACCATGCGTATTAAGATAAAATTCAATAGGTAAGTTTGTATATTTGTCTTTGCGTTCATTTTTAGGAATCTCGCCTGTTTTACTTAAGGCAATTAAATTAGATATAACTTCAGCGCATGTTTGTTCCGCAACATCACCAAATAATCCTATTGTTCGCGATGGTTCTTCCATGCTAGCATCGTTTTGAAAAATAATCAAACCTTCTCTTTCTTCATGCTTATGCTGCTCATCGCTTTTCTTAGGATTATTTTTGGTTGTTTTCATTTTATTTTTCTTTCTTAGGGGATTTATTTTTGATTATCAAACCATTAAACCATTTTAAATCTAATTCACCTTTTAAATATTTTTCTACATCTTCAAAGTAAACTTTTTTTACAGGTTCTGTTTTTACATTATCAAATATCCAATTTATAACAGATTTGGCAACAAATAATTTTTGCGACAAAAACAAATTATCATTTACAGATAAATGTTTTTTTAATATTGTTCTTATCGCTTGTTCTTTTGTTATATAATTCATTGCCTTGGAATTCTTCATTTATTTTACTTTCTAATTTCTCTTTTACTAAATAGTTTGTTGCCGTATTCTATCGCCTCATTCCAATTTTTATATTTTAAATCATATGGCAATAAACCTTTTAATTGGTTAATCCAGACATTACCAAAAGAGTTATATTTTTCTTCTATAGAATTTATTACTTTCCTTCTTTCTTCGTTATATGCTGGATCGTCTTCGCTGGCTCTGTCATACACAATATTAATAATTTGTAATACTTGATATTTGTATTGCAGCAAATACAATGATCCAAGCAAAAATTGCAATTCAATTCGCTTGAATGAATCACGAATAACAATATTTTTTCCCAACTCAAACATTACATAACAAGCTATGAACCCTGCTACAAACCATAAGAATGACATATAAATTATATAATAAAAAACCCGCACCACCAAGTATACCAAGGATAGAGCGGGGTTTAAACTGTTAAAAAATTCTATTCTTCTTCGCTAACTACTTCTTTTAATAATGGTAAAACAGAACCTTCATCTAGATTTTCCATGAATGCTTCAAAAGCATCTCTAGGAATAGTGCTTTCGTCTAATACTTCTAGTAAGTCAATTAGCGCCTGCTTGGATACTGTATCATCTGAAGTAGCATAACCATCGGCATAGCCTTCTACCAATCTTTGGTAGGAATCAGGAGATTCAGAAATCTTTTCTACTTCTTCTGAAATTATTTGCTTTAATTGTTTTTTTGTGAGTTCCATGATTTATCCTTAACCTAAAGCACCGGCACACCTTTTTACGGGATATGCCGGTGAGCTTAGGAAATAATACTATGACTATTTGTTATACTTTCTTCTTGTTACCACCTAGTGTTGCAAGATTTTTACCACCATGGCTTACAGTGTGTTCGGCTTTTGCTGTTACGGTTTCTAGTGAGTGACCGCCTTTACCGCCCTTATCGCCCTTGGCCATGGTCATATCTGCATGACCCTTATAAACATCATACTTATTCTTACCTTGTTTTAGAAGTGGACCACCACCTTCGGCACTAGTAGCTTCTTCTAGGGTCTTTTTGTCTTCTTCTTTATCCTTCTCTTCTGCTGGTTTGGAGGCTGCTTTAGCTGCCATCTTTGCAGGAACGCCTTTCTTGCCCTTCTTGGCTTTTGCCTTTTTTGCTTCTTCCATTAAGCGAGCAGTAACGCGAGTTAGGACAGCTTCAACTAGTGCGTCTTCAGAAAGAGCAGAGGCAGAAGCGGCAGACTCATCCATTTCTTCTTCATCGGCTTCTTCTTCCTCTTCGCCGCCTTCTTCTTCACCTTTTTCCTCTTCGCCGCCCATATCCATTTCCGCTCCTGATTCTTCACCTCCTTCTTCTTCCACGGAAATATCACCTACGTCCACACCAGCTTGTTTTAGACCGGCTAGGAGCGCATCAACTGCGGCCTTAACAACAGCCTTTGCGTCAACACCACCAGCGTCATCTAATTCTACATCCATACCTTCTTTTTCTGCGATAGCTGGAGCTGGTGCAGGTACACCATCGGCGGACCCATCTACTTCTGCTAGGCATTTTTCGTTTTCTGGGAGTGTATATTCAGGGAGAGATGCATCTTGTTGGATTTGGCCACCGCGTTCTACCACAACGTTTCTAGCTAATGGTTCAAGATTAGCTAATTTCATGAAACGACGAATTTCTGTTTCATTTAATAATTCTTTTTTGCTCATGTATTATCTCCTAAGATATTGTATGAATACATACAAATTTAAAATAAATAGTTGTATTGGCCAGTAAAAGTATAAAATAATGCACTATAATTAGTAGATGGACTCTTTTACACTATTAAGTTTATTCAAAGCTTCATCTTCTATTTGTTTAACCCGTACAAAACTACATCCTAGCCGCTTTGCTACATCTCTTAAAGTTAGTTGCCTACCGTCTTGTTCTGCCAAGGCGACGGTTTCTAAAACACAATTATATTCGCTTTCATAATTAACCCAATTACGGCAACCACTATTTGGACATGAAACATTAAGATTTTTGCAGGCGTTTAAACATTGCATATTAGAACTCATAAGTCGGGATTCTCACTTTCTAGTATATCAAAAATATTTTCTATTTCTTCATCATCAAATAAAAATGTATCTATCTGCTTTTTTTCTTCTTTTCTATCATTTTTTCTATTTCTATTTATTCTTTTACTACGTAAATCAGCAACTGCATAATCTATATAATCACGAATATGCGGATTATTATCCAGATAACCTTTAATAATATAATTAAAAAACATTGTTTGTGTTAATTGATCATATTTTAACTGTATTCTTAATCTTGCATGTGTGTCTTCTTCTAACGCAAAGAAAAAAGCCTTACGGTTATCTTTCTTTTCATTATCCATGACGAATTAATATATGTGGCGAACTTTCTATTTGGGCAGCGCCACTTTGTTTAATAAACTTAGCTTTTGCGCGTAATTCCACTAAATCTTTAGCACCGCTATACGATAGACCGCTGCGAATATTGCGTGCAATATCATCAAGAACATTAGGTAGATGACCCTTACAGGCTACTTTGGAAGCTACTCCTTCAAAACTAGAGTAACTTCCTTTCCAAGCTATTTGGGCTTCTTTGCTCGCCATACCACGATAAACTTTGTATTGTTTACCATTTTCTTCAAAAATTTCACCGGGAGTTTCATTAGTACCAGCAAGCATAGAGCCCAGCATAACAAAGTCTGCTCCTGCTGCTAATGCTTTTACAATATCACCAGAGCTTTTTATACCACCGTCTGCTATTAACTTAGCATTAAAAGTAGTATCCTTACAATCAATTATAGAAGCTAGCGTTGGCATACCATGACCAGTTTGTATGCGCGTGCTGCAAATGCTTCCACCGCCAACTCCAACGCGGATGCTATCCGCACCCCAATGCGCTAAATGATCAAACGCTTCTTTAGTAGCTACATTTCCTGCCATGACATGGATACGCCAACCAAACTTATTTCTTATATCTCTTATGGCATTTTTAACTGATATATGATCGCCGTGCGCTACATCAACACAAATAACATTTGCGCCTGCATTTAAACATTTTTCTGTTCGCTCTAAAAAATCACCCGTAGAACCAACCGCTACTCCTACATGTGATGCATAATTATCTTTACAATACTTAACCCAATCAGCTTGTTCATCAATACTAGAATATCTATGAAGAATGCCCAAACCACCTAAGATGCTTATTTCGCAGGCCATTACATGACCAGTGACTGTATCCATAGGACTAGAGATAATTGGAATAGATAGCTTTATTTCTCCATCTAGCCAAGATGAAATATCTGTATCTTTTCTGCTTTCTATATCACTATATTGTGGGACAAGTAAAACATCATCAAACGCAAGAGTTTCTTGTAGCTTCATTGGTTTTCCGATCTTCCTGACATTTAGGACAATATAGGTCTACACGTTTTTGTTCGTTATAGACCTCAACATACCATGATAATACCATCATCTTATTTTTCTTGTCAAACGGCTCACTACAGCTTTTACATTTATCAGGAATATTAAGAATCATATTGGCTGTTGTGGCCATCTTATGCTCTAGTTTCTTTTTTTTATTACCTGTTTTACTTCTTGATCCCATATTTAGACCTAAATTCCTCTCCGCTTATAGTTGTAGAACGTAAATAAGCCTCTGGATAAACTAAATTAATATCTTGCTCTCTGGAATATACAATATATGATTTATGTGGGGTCTCTTTAGATTCTTGAACAATAATATATATATCATTAACAAATCCATCAAATTCAGCTATTAAAACATCTCCAGATTGATATGACATTATTTCTTCTCTAATTTTATTGTATCTCTTGGGTTTGGCTGTCTGTCTAGCTCTACCTGTCTAAAGCCTTTATGTATTAATTTTAACGGCCCTTCGCTGTCAGAAATAATAAAATTATCATTTATTTGTTCTATATAATTTTTAAAAAATTTGTTTCTTTCTTCACCAGTAAAGTTTTCTATATTATTTAACTTTCTGTAATTCATTGCATAAGGGGCATATTTTTCTTCAATAAAATCTAAAAATTCTTTAGATCCCGGCTTAACTCTTTCTTCTGGCATGTATGGATTAGGTGGATAAACTAATGTCTTAAACTTTATTGGTCCATCGCCAAAATCTAAGAAATTAGAAACTTGGTCTTCAATATTGCGACTAATTATTTTAAAATTTTTAACATTTACATAAACATCATCTTCTAGTTGACCATTCAAATATGTTAAATCATCATATCTACCATTTTCAATGGTTATTAAAACATCGTTTTCTGCATCTGGACCGTTTTTCTTAATGTTTGCATATGCTCTGTTGCGTCCTTCATGATTAACAACCTTATCATTGCGAACTGCTATAAATAGATCGCCCGCACGGGTAGGATAGTAATCCATACCTTCTATTTCAAAACGCTTTGAAAGATATTGCCTTGTTTCTTCATCTGTTGTTAACTTTAGATAGTCTAACGCTTTCATTCTTACTGTAACATCTTCAGTAAATGATTCGTTAATCACTCTTTGATATTCTTCTTTAATAACTTGTTTTAAATAATTTCTGCTAATTTTCATATGTATGTCTCCAAATAATAATATAAATAGTATTATTTAGTTCCTGTGGAACCAAAGCCACCTTCTCCTCTAGAATTATTTGGAATATTAAACTGATCTACTAATTGTATTACACTTTCATTTACTCTATTTACAGTAAATTGGGCAACCTTATCATGATGATTAATTGTTAATGTATCAAAAGTGCTATTAAAAAGAATGATGCCCCACGGTCCAGTATAATAAGCATCAACTAGTCCTAAAGCCACTAATCTTCCTTTACTCGACATACCGCTGCGGCCACGTATGTCACAACTCCAACCTTGCGGTGGCATAATTGCCATGCCAGTTTGAACAATTCTTGTTTGACCAGCAGGAATTTGCAGAGAACCATTTGGTAAATCAGCAAATAAATCGTAAGCAGCATCATCAAAATGCGCTTTCGAAGGAAGTTTAGCGGTATCAGTTAATTTTTTGCATTGTAGTTCGACCATTATAATCTCCTATTTATCTAATAACCACGAAGAGCTTTGAATCTTATTTCCCAAACCATCAACCATTGTTATATTTAACTCATTACAAATTTTAGCTTCTGGAATCTCACTAGCGAATCTATCTCCACCTTTGGCAAATATATTTGGTTTTACCAACTTTAAAGACTCACATACTGTTCCATCTTTATCTACTGATAGTACCACTTCATCTACGCAACGCAATGCTTTAATAATAAGCATACGTTCGTTTTCATCCATGAACTCTTTAGATCCTTTAATAGCACGCTGATGGTCGCTGTTAACAATAACAACTAATTTATCGCCTAAAGATTTAGCTTTCTCTAGGTATTCTACGTGTCCTTTATGAAGTGGATTAAAATAACCAGAACAGGCTACAACAGTTGGCTTTTTAATTTTAAACCACTCTTGTAGAAATCCATCATATTCTTTAAATAAATCATTTAGTTTTTTTAACATCATACATTTCCTCGTAAGTTGGTATACCCCATTTAAGGGTTTCATAGTGGAAAGAAGTTCTGTGTAAACCTTCGTGTCCATATTCTAAATGGCAAGTTAGAGTATCATACATAGGATGCCGATTACAACAAAGTTTCTTTTCTGGAATGTCGTTCATAAATTATCCTTCAAATTTGTTACTCTTTTTCATATTTTCTGTAGCCTCTAATGGCTGCAAGTTTTCTAAAGCCCAACACTGTTTAAAATCTGGATGTTCAGCGCTATCATAATTAAACCAACTCTTCGGCCTTTTATGGTCTATGTGCCAATATGTCCCGTGATTTTCCCAATTCATTTCTGGTTTGAATTGTTTCTCAAGATGTTCTTTTAATTGTTGTGCGCTATAACCTACTAAACTTTCCCAACTACGGCCATTCTTTGAAGAATTAATATTTTTTAAAGTATCTCTAATGGATCTACTGAAATAAATGTCTAATTTAAATCGCGGATCGGTTTTAAGTCTTTTATTCACGTATTGAGCTTTTTGTTCTGCAATCTTTTCCTTATTGGCAGAACGATATTGAGCTTGACGTTCTGCAATCTTTTCCTTATTGGCAGAACGATATTGAGCTTCACGTTCTACAAGCTTTTCCTTATTGGCAGAATAGTATTGAGCTTTTTGTTCTGCAATCTTTTCCTTATTGGCAGAATAGTATTGAGCTTTTTGTTCTGCAATCTTTTCCTTATTGGCAGAACGATATTGAGCTTTTTGTTCTGCAATCTTTTCCTTATTGGCAGAATAGTATTGAGCTTCACGTTCTACAAGACATTTTTTGCATTGTTTTCTACCGATGTAGAAATCACTTACGCTTTTTTCTTCTTTACATTTAGAACAAATTTTTGCTTCCATAAATTATCCTAATAGCTTAAATGTATGCCGGATACTTCTTGTGCTCCAACCCCACTGTTCATCATATGAAAGTTTACCAAGATATGGTCTATTAGTCCATACCTTATCTTTTGCTGGATCTATGCCCCAGCACTTAATTGCTGTTATTTTATTGGTATTATCCGTGACGCTCATAATCCAATAAAGTTTACCATTCTTTGTTTTCTTTTCTTCAATACTGCGTGGAATAAACCAGACTACTTCACCAAGTTGTGGATCATAATCGCCAATTGCAGGAATATATTTCTCTTCCAATCTTTTAAAGATTTCAGGAGTCATAACCATATTGATTGGATATACACCAGTTAAGGATACCATGTGTTCTAGTTTTTCTTCATCAGAAAAGTCACCTTCTGGTTTATATTTTTCTATGTTATCTGCAAACTTTTTTGGTGTCTTTGGACGGTCCACAACCGCTGCTGACCAGAAATGTTTAAGACCAGTAAATCTACTATCTACAAGTTTATTCATAGCACCACTTCTTGTTAGGGCATCAAGAGCTTTCTTATTTAATTTGCTATAAACTATATTCTCATTGAAAAGCAAATTATCAATAGATGTAAATGGACGATTATTCATAATTTGTTCAATTGCTGTATCGCCCAAACCTTTAATTGAAGATAATGGCTGAATTAGTGTTTTACCATCTGCATCAACTTCCCATTTTCTACCAGAACTATTGATATCTAGACGCTTGATATTAAAATTATAATTCTTGGCAAGACTTATTGCTGCTTCTTTTCTTTCTTCAGGCTCTTTATCCAAGAAGGCAGCAAGCCACTCAGCAGGATAATAGTAAAAGAGATAAGCACACTGATAAGAAAGTATAGAATAACAAATAGCATGAGACAAGTTAAAGCCGTATCCGCTGAAAAACTCCATACTTTTCCAAAGAGAAGATCCAGTAGACTCTGGGAGTCCTTTTTCTTTACAGCCGTCAATGAACTTGCCGTACAGCTTCTCTTTAACTTGAGCTTCTTTTCCAGTGCCTTTTTTTGTGAGTACTTTTCGAAGTTCGTTGCCTTCATCCAGCGAAATATCCTTCCCTAACTTGTGAGCGAGAAGACTTAATTGTTCTTGGAAAACAATAAATCCATATGTATCTTTTGTTACTTCCTTAACTAGTTCATGCACATAAGAAATATCTTCAGGATTTTTCTTTGCTTCAATATATTTTTCGTGGACGTTGGCTGATAATGGACCGGGACGGAAAATAGAAGTGATGGCGGCAATATCTAGGATATTTCTTGGCAATGCCTGTTTACAGAATTTCTGTGCGGCAGTATTGGTGAACTGGAAAGTACCACAAAAGTTACCTTCGTGGAATACGTATTTATATACTGCTTCATCTTCAAGATTGATTGAATTTGGATGCAGCTTCTCATCATAATATTTTTTGATATCCGCAAATGTTGGATTAGGAATATTGTGATTACGCTTTAAGATATGTTCAATACAGGTTTCAATCATGCGTAGAGAAGCAAGACCAAGGATATCAAACTTAATAAATCCCAATGGTTCCAAATGACGTACAGTTTGCCCTTCAGTCCAAGGAGTTTGAATTACACCACCACTGTTAATTAGCGGCATCTTCTGATCCAGATTATCTGCAAATAACACACCACCCGCATGACGAGAAATACTGCGGATTTGACCTTGCAGATTTTCTACATGAGTTGCAACATGTGGATATTTGTTTAAATACTGTGTCAAACTTGGAGAGTAATTCTTTAGTTCATCCCAAGTTGGATTATATACACCGGCAGTAATACCTTTTTCACGCTTTGCTACAGGAGTAGCTTCTAATAACATTTTGCTTGTTACATCATTTACTTCTGTAAATGGAATATCATATAGTTTGCTGATATCTTTAATAAGCGAACGGATTTGTAGCGTATTATAATTAGAAATAGGAACAACAGTATTTTCACCGAATTCCTTAATAAACATTTCTTTTACTTCCATTGGCTCTGCACAGTCATAATCAATATCTGGAAAGTCTTTTGCATTCTTACGAATGAATCTTGAGAACTGGAGTTTATACTTAATTGGATCTACCTGCGTAATACCGAGTAGATATGATACAAGAGATCCTGCGCCAGAGCCACGACCAGAACCAACAAGTTGGTTATCAGAAACCTTATCGCTGATTTTTTTCATAGTCAGGAAATATTTAGAGAATCCACGGTCTTTGATCGTGTGTAATTCTTCTTTTAGACGATCAATGTATTCTTGATTCTTGTATAGACCGGTATTCTTTAACGCATCAACAGAAAACTTTGCTAAAGCACTATCCGCAGTTTCACCTTCTGGGATAACAAAGCTTGGAAGTTTAATGCTCGTATCAGGCATATAATCTTCGATACGATTCTTGAGAATATCTGCTGTACGAGCAATACTCGCTTCTACCAATTTATCATCATAACTAAATCCAAGAGCGCCTGAGAAACGTTTATATGTATCATAAAGCTCATCGCCATTCTTTGGAAAAAGCTGATATTCCATTTCTTCAAGTGTTCTAGGTAAAGCATCAATCTTTATCTCGTCTTTGCGCTTGCCCATCCAGCCAAGCATCTTGTAAATTTCACGGTCCTTCCACATATCAGGATTAGGAAAGTGTGCATCACAAGTGCTGATTAATTGGAATCCTAATTGCTTTGAAAGATTGATAACGTACTGATTTACAATGTGCTGTTCCTTATAGTTTGCCCACTGTAATTCGCCATAGAAACGGTCGCCAAAGATATCCATCATTGCCTTGACAGTCTTTTCCATTGCTGCGTAAACAGCCTTCTCGCCCTTCTCAATATTATCCCAATAGTCGTTCGCAAGAACACCACCAAGACAGGCAGAGCTTGCAATAATGCCTTCGTTATATTGCTTAAGCATATCGTAATCCATACGAGGAAAACGATACATATTGTCTCCACGATATGAATCGGAGACAAGCTTGAAAAGATTGTTCAAACCCTTTTGATTTTGGGCAACCAACACAAGGTGTGAACGACGATTTAACGTCGAACGAATACCCTTCTTTGTTTCGCTTTCGTCTTCGACAACAAGACCAACATCATCGTCAACTTGCTTTGCAAGCTTTGCATCTTCTTTATGCTTTGTGTGTTCTTGCTTCCATCTACTAATTGATGGGTGGATATAAGCCTCAATTCCATAGGCAATTTTGAAATCGTTAATACCTTGCTCTTTCATCTGTTTAGCCTTCATAAAGGAATGACTAAAAGAATTCATTGACCCATGCTCCGTCATCGCCATTCCTGAAAGACCATTACTATAAGAATAATCAGCAAAATCATCAGGATAGCCGATTCCATCAAAAATCGAATACGTGCTGTGCATATGCATGGAGAAAAACGGAATTGAAGATTTCTTTCTATCGCTCATTATTTTCCCTCAAACTTTTTCTTTAGACGTTCGTATTGCTTACGCTCGTTTTCCAAATTCGCTATCTTATCCTTTTCGCTCTGAACTTTTGAGCGTTCTTTTTGTTTCATGCGTTTGGCATACTCTTTGTCTGTTTCCCAACGCTCACCTTTGATAACGATTTGGCACTCTGTATCATAATTGTCATACCCAAAACTCCATTCTTTATCAATATGAAGCCCGTGCCACTCTCCACTGTTTTCGGCAGCAATAGCATTTTCGCAAAGATAACGTAGAGACTCAATAGAATTATCTTCTATTTCTCTAGCAAAAATATCACTAACGCGCTTACGTTCAGACATTATTTATCCTTTGATTTCTTCATCCTGCTCAAGACCTGCAAACGATAATACTCTAGCTCGCTTCTATTGTCAAACTTATTGTTATCACTTGCGGCACGAATTAATAAATCTAGCAATTCTTCGTTGGAAATTATTGCACCTTCATTTGTTTGATTGTTAAGCCGACATAATCACTAATTTCTTTGATATTTTTATCAGAGATTTTAATATTCTCGTTATACAATTCAAAGTATAAATCTTCTGTATATCTATATACATCCCGCTTGTTCTTAAATAAACGCAAACGGCTTGCCTCATACCAATCTATGAATGTCCAGACTTTCATGTACGTAACCTTTGTGCGCTTTCTATGAATTTATATAAATCTCTTTCAAAAATCCAAGATTCATAACCATTGTTCCAAGAAATATACCATGTCTCGGCGGATTCGTCAAGATGTTCCGTTACAAGACCAAATACTTTTCTCACATCGTCATAAATCAATGCGCCGACGTATATCACAATTTGTCCATTTCTAAGGTCGTAAAA